TCGTGCAATTCAAAGCCAAACTCCTCACATAGCTCGACCACATCATCAAGGGTCGGGATCAGCCACGAAAGGCCACCAGTGAGGGGGACTCCACCGGGCAGGGTGGGCGTCACCACCCCCTCCGGCTTGGGCTGGGCTAGGGCGGCGCGGGCGCGGAGGACCACATCAGGATGCACAACGTAGTGGGCGCTGGTCTGCTCAGCCCATTCCAGTAGCTCAACGCACAGGGCGCGGAAGTCAGTCATTGTTGGGTCCATGTGGTTGGAATGTTGCCTTCGCACCAGATAAAGCCATGCCTCTCGGCCCATTGCGCATACGTGATCGACCGAGGGGCCCGACTCAACTTGACATCTGCTTTCATGAAACAGATCCTTATGTCCAGGCCTGGATGCTGTGCCTTGACGGCCAGCATCTTGCGCCTGTCATCTGAGTCGAACAACCCCTTGGTCTCCACGATCACGCCATTGGGCAACACAAAGTCCGGGGTGTAAACCGCAGAGATGGTGTACGCCAGGGCCTGCACCTCGTACCCGAACTGCAAGCCACGGGCCTTGAGGCTGGCTGCTACTGATGCCTCGAACTTGGATCGGTACCGATTAGAAGTCGAACCCTTCGTCCGGTGCTGTTGTCCCTGTCGCGTCGAACGGGACATTGGACGACGCCTCGCCGGACGACCAGCCACCGGCTTCTTCTTGGAACCCAAAGCCTTCGGCTGATCCACCAGATTCCACCAGGTCGAGGATTTGCACAGCCTTCAGCCGCAGCGTGATGCCGGCACCCAGGGCAGGTTGGTAGAAGGGGCACGCCTCGAACGACACACGACCAGTGGTGCCGGACCACATGCCACGCAGGGCTTCACGATCCTTGACCGGCGCACCGCTTGCATCAAAGAGAGCGGGTACTGCGGACCAAGAGCGACCGTCACGGTCCATTCCCTTTGCTTTCATCTTCACGCTGATGGTGAAACAAGGCTTGCCGTCAATGTCCTCGTACCCATAGCTGGGGTCAACAGCTTTAAACTTTTGGCCAGGGGCCTGGGCCTTGAGACTGGCCTTGTGTGCCTCGAACAAAGCGTCGAGTTGGTCGGCCAATGTGCCCGCATCCTCTGCTGGGATCACAGCGGTCACTTTGTAGTGACCCTCTGCGCTGAACTTGGTCTCGGGTTCAATCAGCTTTGGGTACTTGAGGATTGCTTTAGGGGTGGTGAGGCGAAGTTTGTCGATGTACTGGAAGTTGTTCATGTGACGAAGTAGTCAGCGTTGTTTACAAGTTGGGAGTCGAACCCACCAAGCACGGGTCTTGGCGGGAGTTTGGCCTGTACGTCCGGTGGTAACTGGGCTACAAGCTCATCAGCGATGGGCGTGAACCAGTCTCGGGAGTACATGCCAGCAAAGGTACTGCGGATAATGGTCCGAAGTGTGGCCATCTCTGCTGGCGTCGTAGCAAAACAGTCATGGATTCCACCAAGGTTCCGCACGCCAGCGGCGTGGGCCTCGATGGTGACAGCAGCCATGTGGCTAGCGTCAAGACTGTGGATCACGTTAGGGCTAAGCCCGTTACCCATTCGCTTAGGGTTGAGCTCGGTCGGTTGATGGTTGGTGAGCAGATCCATCGGCACAGACGACAGGTGGTACAGGCGCACCCGGACCCCGCTGTAATCCCAGTATTCCTGGATGACGGGCACCCCCGAGGGTGAGGTCCAACGCAGGGCCAGGCCCAGCTTGCCGGCCGCCTTGCCCACCTTGCGGAACCAGGACATGGCTGCCTTGGCTGGTGCAATGAGGGCCGACGTCTCCCGGTACAGGATTGTCGCCATGTAATGGTGGCTGGACATGGCCCCTTTCTTGAAGCACCAGCTATCCCGACCAAGCACCTCCTCCGCCCGTTCACTGGCCCACCCGTGACAAAAATTAACGACAGCTTGTCTCGTTGCCGAGTACGGAATCGTCATCACCACAGGCTTGGCCAACGTGCGGTCAGGGCTCAGCTGTAGCCACCTGGTCGCGTGCTCAATGCCGGCCGCGGCATCAGCTCGAACCAGTCCAAGCACCCGCTCAAGCACCACCGAATAGATGTCCCGAGGGGCTTCGCTTGGGGTCAGGTTCACAAGGGATGCCATCTCCTCCGACCTAAGAAGGGCTGAGTAATGCTGGATACCCGAGCATGTGCAGTCGAGTACAACTGGGTGATGGCACACCCAGCCGTAGCCGTGATGGCTGAACTGCTGGTATGCCCGGCAAAACGCAAGGAATTGCCATGGGTCCTTGGCCCCAGCCCAGAACTCTTGGTTGCACCAAGGCTCCCGGCCCACTGCCTCGATTTCTGACTGGTGCTCATGCACCCAGTCGATCCTCCCCTTCCACGTCAACTTGTTGTGTCCATAAACATTGGCCCCATGGACGCGGAGCCAATCCGCTTCGGCTTCGGTGTTGATCGGGGTGCCGTTAGCGAATAACAATAACGACCGACCGACGTCGTTTGCTTGGGGCTGCAAGAACGGGGGCCTGTAATAAAACCTACCCCTGAAATCACATTGCACCGGGAAGTACAGCACCGGCTCGTCGAGCAACCGACGCGCCACCCATAACTGCTTGGCTGTCGTGAATCTTTTGCCGGACTCTCGATCATTACGGTCATGGAGGCGCTTTGCTGTGATCCGCCAGGCGGTGACGTCGTCGTGGTCATCAGGTAGATGTTTGGGGTACGGCGGAATCGGGTGACCACTACGGGGTAACAAGCAACCAATGGATAGGCTCTTGTCCCAGGCGTGGTTGATCTGATCTAACACCCAGCCATTGATGCGCCAGCCGACACCTTGCTGGTGGTTAGCTGCCACCATGAACGCATCAAACTCTGACGATCCAGCTGCGATGAGATCGTTGTTGTCCTTGAACAACGTGTTACCCGGCAACCCTTCAGTCCAATAGCCACCAGTAAATGGATCAGTCCAGTCCTTGGGCGGGATGACTGTCGGCAACGCAAAGGGGCACAGCAATCGCTGTTGATCTTCTGCGTTGCGGATCCAATCCAGTGCCGCTTGTGTAGCACGCACACGCTTGATAGTGCGCATTGCACCTCGATCCTGGTAGACCTCGATCAGTCCGGTGTGTTGCTCGACCAGGTGGACAAGGAACACACCAACACTGAGCTTCTCTTGTGGTGTCCAGATCTCTGAGTTCTTCATGCGCATTGCATCCGCACGTTTCAACCTGAACCGACGACGCACCCGTTGGTGGGACTTCAGTTCGTACTCAGATGCTCTGGCCAGCATGGTCTCAAGCCACAGCCGTTCAGCCAACGCATAGGCAAGGGCCTGGAACTTGGGGGCTTGGGTCAACTGGTCAATGATGACCCGCATGGCCACGGCTGCGACCTTGTGGGGGGCAAGTTGCAGCAGCGGCCCCATGTGGGCGTAGCCATGACCAGCCCGGCCATCACGCATCGCGTGCCTGTGTTTACGCAGATCCCTAATGATCCGATCCACACCCATAGCGGCAAGCACATCGCCGTGATTCGACAAGCTCTCCATGCCATGCTCACGGCGCTTATTCATCCGACTTGAGAATGCGTCGGCGCCGATCTGCAACATCTCGCGCTCAAGGGCAAGTTGGTCCTTATGATTTGCCACGCGCCCAGCCTTCCTTAAAGCTGACCCAAGCGACATCACGACGAGCTGGTGCTAAGTCACACGCCTTGGCCCATGCCTCAAACGCAACAAGGGCTGGATCTGGGCCTGGAATGCCCAGGTCTTGAGGCATAAACGTCCAATACACGGTGCCCGGAAAGTACGGACAATTCCAAGATGCAACGTACCAACCGTGACCCTTGGCGTACCAAAGGACCTGCCCCTTGGCGTTACCACTATCCTTGGTTGGTGGGTTGGTTGCGGGATACACGTTCTGCCAGATTCTGGCAGGTTGATTAACATGATTCTTGGAAACCATGGTGATTTTAGTAGCTGTTGGATAACGATTAGCCGCAAACTTTGTAGCTTCTTTGCGTGATGTGGCACGTAACCACTCACGCATTGGCATCATGCCGGCAAACTCCACGACTATTTCGTAAAGCTGGGCATTAGGATCAGTAGTTCTACTGATGCCGTCGCCTAAGTTTGCCTTCTCTTCCTCGCGCCACAACATGACATGGCCTCCGGGTTCAATCATTAAAATGCTCCAACCTATTGGCCACCAGTTGTGCGTAGCCAGCGATGTCACGCCAGTGATCAGGTTCCTCTGGGTTGCCAGCAATGATGCGCCCGATCTTTTGTGCAATCATGTCGAGTGTCTCTTGCATGTCGTCGTCAAGCTTGACATCAAGATCAGCAACGTGATGCCTGATCACGCGCTTTAAGTCTTGCGTGATAGAAGCATGCAAAACATAGTCTCCGTGGGTCTTCTCCCTTTCTGCAAGCAGTGTGTTGATGTCTGTTGTCATGCTGCCTCGGGTGGTGGTGGTGTTGAACCTTTGAGTTTGAACCGTTGTGCTTGTTGCCGATCACGACGACCGGCCTCGGTCAAGGTGAACCCACCAGAGATGGGCCTAACCAATCCCGACACTTGCAACAACTTAAGTTGATCCTTGATGTCATCACTAAATGGTTTCAATGGACTTGGGAAAGTCCGATACATATGGTCCAATAAATCTGAACGTAGCTTTGCTGCAGCCAACGCATTCATGGTCATGGCGATAGGGCAGGGGCAGGGCAGGGCAGCGGCACAAGCTCGACCCAGTCGTCGGGCGTGGCGGCCGCGGCCTGCTCTCGCAAGGACTGGGCCAGGGTGTGATCGCCGTTAGCAAAGGCCGCAGCTGCAGCCATAAGCAACGCTTGAGGGTCGGGGTCCATGGTGAGGTGGTGGTGGATAAAAGGGGCCCGGCAAGGGGCCCCGGGTGGGTCAGCTAAGCAGCAGGGCCAGGCCTAGCGCTGTCGTTAGTGCTGCAAGAACAGCCCGCTGTTCTCGTAGGTCTCGCAGTTGGCGTGCTTGGCTGTGGCTGTGGCCGGTCGCTACTTCCAGAATGGCCGCCTTGGTATCCCGTGGGGATAGGGCGACCGGCGCCGGCATTGGTTGGTGGACGGCATGCACTAAGGCGCGGCCCAAGGCGCGGCCCAGATCATCAAGGTCTTTCATTGGTTTAGTGGTGGTGGTGGTGGTGGTGGATGAAAGGGGCACCAATGGCCCCTCCCTGCTGGCTTCAGTTCTCCAGCTGTTTCAAGCACTGATTCAGCGCAGACCATGCTCGGCCGCGGATGTCGTCCGCTTCGACCCGGGCCTGATTGGTGATGATCTCAGCCCTAGTCTTCGCCTCCCGTAGGGTTCGCTCGATATCGAGCCGGATCTCGTTGCACCTGGCCTCTGTATCGAGGCGGTGTTGAGTAGCGATGCGGTACTGGTCCGCTGCACTCAATGGGGCTATGTCGGCCCGCACCTGATCAGCTAATTGATCAAAGGCATCCAGTAGCCAAGGCCCTAGGTAGGAGTCGGGCCCTAGTCGGTCGATCAAAGCCCGCAGGCCCTCTAGCTCTTCTGTTTTGGTAGGGGTGGTGATCATCATGGTCCTGGGTATTGAATGAGGGTTGAGCGGTCAGGAATTGCGCTATAGCGGGCGGCAGGTTGGCCGAGTTGGGCCAGGGCCACCATCCAGAGGACGGCAGACCCCACCCATGCGGCCCCTGCTAGCAGCAGGGTTCGGTTCATCGGGTCAGGCGGTCCAATTGAATCCCAACCATTGCAGCTTTTAACCAGTCGTTAGCCTCCCTAAGGGTCACCCCATAAACCAGACCCGTACATCCGCCGGCATCGTTAGCAATTTGGCAAACGTTATGGGTGCCGCTCTGAGCCACAATATGGATGCAACCAATTTGTGAAACATAGCGACCTGACGTTTCATCAATGGCATAGGTCTCAATTGGCAGGCCAAGCATTCCATTGAGACGCCTGGCCATCTCATCCGCTTGCTTGCGCGTAATTCGGTTCATGATTTGCTCCAGAGATGTTCTGTTTTTAATTGCAGAGCTGGCTTGCGCCGTGCTGCCCCGTGACCCTAGGCAGGCAAGGGTCAGCACCTAGCGCCATTACGGGCAAATAGTTGCAAATCTTTATAATTGCGTTTCCCGATGGAGACACAGGGGAACATGGGCGCGATGGGCACCTATGGGCGCCTCGAGCACCTATAGGCCCCACGATCGCCTATGGGCACCTTGGGCGCCTCGAGCACCTATGGGCAGACTTTGGCAGGCGGGGCAATACTCCACCGGTGCCCCCTCAGTGAGAATGGTTCCCATTTCCGACCCTGATCCCCTGGCCACCCATGTCCCCCTGTGTCCAGCCATTGCGTACCTGCACCTCTCACAGGTACGCAATGGCCCCAAGCCCCTTGGCACGACTGAGGTTTTGCCCTGCCCACTGGCCACACTGGACAGGCCCTGGACAGGATAAGCCCCCCCCTGGCCCCATAGGGTCCCGGCCAGACCCCCCAGCGGGGGGGACCGCCGGCCCACGCCCTATACGTAACCCCCTCAAATTTTTCCACCTAAATCTCACCTAAATTCCACCTAAATCTCACCTAAATCTCACCTAATTTTTTCACCTAAATTTCACCTTTCCATTTAAACCTTGCCTTATTTAAACTTTTCCACCAAAGAATCACTTTTACCCATCCTCCACTGGACGACGTCTCCCATAATTCAATACTGGTAGATACTGGTAAATATAGGTAGATATAGGTGTCTATGGTTGACTATGTATTTCTTTTATTATTATCAATAACAACAATACATGGTTAGCCATATTCTCCCTTGGTTAACCATGTATCGGTATTAACTTACCTCCTAACCGCTCTCCTTCGGAGAGCTATTTATCCTTAGGTGACCATAGTTAACCATAGGGGGGGTATCCCCCCTATCTATACGTACGCACACATATGTACTACTGGCCCCTAGGTCCTACCATTGGACCCATCAGCCCCTTACCCCCATGGGTCGTTCTAACGATTCCGAAGCCTCCAAGGTCCTGTCGGACCTCCACACTGACCTTGCCTGGCACCTGAAGTCCAGGTTGGACGATGGGTCGATCAGCACCGCTGAGCTCAACATCCTTCGTCAATTCCTCAAAGACAACGGCATCTCAGCTCAGCCTGTTGCTGGCACAGATTTTGGGGACTTAGTGGCATCCTTGCCAGACATGGATAAGATTGTGCAGATGCCCAGGCGCAAGGTCGCCTAATCCCCCATGGCCGATCCTGCTGACATCCCATCTGGGTTCTACATCTCGACCGCCACCAACAACACGGTGGCAGCTGCACCTGCCATTGGCATTGGTCCCGCTGGGTTTGGCACTGTGACTCAGCTGACCTCCAAGACCACTGGGGTCACCATCAACGCCAAGGCTGGTGTTATCACGACCCACGCCGCAGCTTTGGCTGCCAGCACGGCCATCCAGTTCACGATGACCAACAGCGCCATCAGCGGCACTGACGGCATTGTTGCCAACTGCGGCACTGGTGGTACGGCTGGTTCGTACCAGACCCACGTCGTCTCCGTTGGGGCTGGCACTGCTGTGGTCCGCTTGTCGAACACCAGCGCTGGGTCCCTGTCGGAAGCGGTGACGATCAATTTTGTGGTCATCGACACGTACGCCAGCTAAAACACCGCCATGAGCACACCAATCGTCACCACCCTGGGCACCCTGACTGCCGCAGGGGTCACCGATTTCCAGGCCCTGGGTCCCCAGGACAACATCGTGTTCCAGGTGACGGTGGCCACCATCGGCACCAATGTCGTGATTCGGCTAGAGGGGTCTTTGGACGCCATAAATTGGTTCAATCTCGACACGGCTGAAGCTGACACCACCTTGACCGCTAACGGCACCACGGCCTACGCGGTGACCCAAGCGCCCGTGCCGTACGTCAGGGGCCGCTTGGTGAGCCTTTCAGGGGGCTCTCCGAGCGTCGTCTTCAAGGCGGCCCTTTCCACTGCCATCTGATGATGAGGACAGACCCATGAAGCAACTTATTGGTGGTGGTGGTGGTGGTGTCGGCGAGCCTGGCCCTGCGGGTTCTGTCTCCGCAGCAGGCTCAGGTACAGCCGCAGCTCCTGGCATCGCGTTTGCGTCGGACCCCAGCACTGGCATCTACAACCCCGGTGCATACCAACTAGCCATCTCAACTAATGGAGTTGGGCGGTTGTTTGTTGACGCGAGTGGGCGGGTAGGTCTGGGGACTTCTGCGCCTGCGGCTCAATTTGTTGTTGGCTCAGGGAATACTCTTTTAGGTCACAACACGCTTGATAACTACGGTGGCAGAGTAGACGTTCGTTCGGCTTATTCAGTAAGAACCGCAAACGTACCAACACAACTGTTTGTTGCCGATTCAGCGGGAAGTCAATTAATCGATACAGGCGGCGCGATTGATTTAGGTGGATACCAGGATACATTTAGCCGTGCATATAGTTACGCTCGTATCCAAGGTCTTGCTACCGCATCATCTGGCGCTGGCGGTTATCTAAGCTTTGTGGTTCTAAATACAGGCGGTGCTTTAATAGAAAGAGTTAGAATTAATTCCGCAGGCAACGTAGGGATTAACACTACTAGCCCGGCCTTTGCATTGGATTGCAGAGGTACAATTTATTCTTCAGTTGCATCAGGAACTGCAAACTATATTCTGGGTGATTCCACAAACGGCACTCAGTCTAGCATTAGGACAAGTAATAATAATTTAATTTTTTCTAACGATGCCAGCACCGAACGCCTCTACATCGACAGCTCCGGCAGGCTCTTAGTTGGTACGTCTAGTGCGCGTAATGTTGCGTATGGTAGTGCTTCCTTAATCCAAACAGAAATAACAAACAGCTTTGCATTTAGTGCTGTTCAAAACTCCAATAACGCAGACGGTTGCGCTATTTCTCTAGGTAAAAGCAGGGGCACTGCTATTGGAGGCACAACAGTCCTCAACAACAACGATGATATTGGAATCATTGCTTTTGCTGGCGCAGACGGAACTGATGTCGAAACACAAGCAGCAACAATTCGTTGTGAGGTAGACGGCACCCCCGGCGCTAACAACATGCCAGGCCGCCTAGTGTTCTCCACTACTGCAGACGGCGCCGCAAGTCCGACGGAGCGGATGAGGATCGACTCCTCAGGCCGTGTAGGCATAGGAACTTCTGGGCCTAGCACACTTCTGCATGTAATTAAAACAAACAGTGGGGCTGACTCTGAAACTGTTCTTATCCAAAACAGAGCCGATGCAAGCGGCACAACGGCCAGCATTTATTTCTCCACTAATACTGCGGGTACGGGTTTCGAGCGCTCGGCTGCAATTAAAGCTATTTGTCCTGCAAGTTCTTCAAATGCTAACGATCTTGCGTTTTATACAAATATCACTGGCAATACGCCTGTAGAGCGACTGCGCATCGACTCCGCAGGCAACGTAGGGATTGGCACTACTGCCCCTGGGGCGATCCTGCACACAGTCAACAGGTCCGCAGGCGCGGCAACAGTTGGGGCATTCATCCAAAACTCCAGCCTTACGGCAGGCACGGAAGTCCGCTTAGGTTTTGCGCCTAATACTAATGTTGTTGCAGATAATCGTTATTCATGGATTGGTGCAATAAATAGCACTGGTTCAACTGATTCTTCTCTTACATTTGCAACCACTCCTGGAGGCACAGGCGCAACAGAAAGGATGCGGATTAAGAGCAATGGCATCATCAACTTTTCCAACGCCCCCACCTATGCCGATAATACCGCTGCCACCATTGGCGGCCTAGCTGTTGGTGATGTATATAAAACGGTCCTAGGCGTTTTGATGATCCGGTTTTGATTAGTCACCTTCCCTAAGCGAGTAGTCAACGCCACTACTAACCCCGTGGATTTCCACGGGTTTGCTACAATCAACCTGTACATCTCATTCGTTATGACAACCGCATTCACCTGGGCCATTGCAAACTTGGAACGCGAAACCGCAGATGGTTTTGTGTTTACCGCTCATTACACCATTTCAGCCAAAAGTGCCGCTTATTCAGCAGGTGCCTATGGCAGTATTGGGTTTGAGCGTCCTGACAATTTGATTCCTTTTGCTGACCTTACCGAAGCTCAAGTCATTAGCTGGGTACAGGAAGCCCTTGGTGCCGATAAGGTAGCCGAAATCGAAGCAGCTCTTCAGTCACAACTTGATGAGCAAGCTGCGCCAACCAAAGCTGCTGGAGTGCCCTGGAGCACTATTACTGCTAAATAAGCACCGCCAATGAGCATCGCCTGGCTTGGTCTTCCAGAACCTCTTTGTTCTGACTTCAGGTTTTGGCTGGTCTTGGTTTGGCGTCATCTAAGCCTGCCGGACCCAACCCCCATCCAGCTCGACATCGCTGCGTACATGCAGCACGGTTCCAAGCGCCGCATTGTCGAAGCGTTCCGGGGCGTCGGTAAGTCCTGGATGGCCGCGGCCTACGTGCTGTGGCTGCTGAGGGGCAATCCTCAGCTCAAGATCATGGTGGTGTCGGCCTCCAAGACCAGGGCCGACGATTTCACCATGTTCTGCTTGCGGTTGATCCGTGAAATGCCGATGCTCCAGTGCCTGGAGCCAGACCGGGAGGAGCAGCGATCTGCGGTGAACCGGTTTGATGTCAGGCCCGCCATTCCGGACCAAAGCCCATCGGTCAAAGCTGTGGGGATCTTTGGGCAACTGACTGGGTCCAGGGCCGACTTGATCTTGGCTGATGACGTGGAGACACCGACGACGTCGTGGTCTGTTGGCATGCGGGAGAAGCTTCTGGCCGCCGTGGGTGAGTTCAACGCCATCTTGAAGCCCGGCGGCGAGATCATGTTTCTGGGCACGCCCCAGACGGAAGAGTCGGTCTACAACAAGTTGGGCCAACGCGCCTACGAAGTGCGCATCTGGCCGGCCCGCTACCCAGAGAAGCCGGCTAAATACGGGGACCACTTGGCCCCGGTCGTTGCAGAAGGGTGCCCGGACCATACCGGCCAGCCGACGGACCCAGGTCGCTTCAGCGAGATGGACTTGTTGGAGCGGGAGACGTCGTACGGCCGGTCGGCCTTTGCCCTGCAGTTCCAGCTGGACACCAGCCTCAGTGACGCTGAGCGGTTCCCATTGAAGCTGGCGGACCTGATGGTCCTCGAGGTGTCGGATCATGCCCCAGAGAAGCTGGTGTGGAGCTCTGGAGTCGAGTACCGCATCAGTGACTTGCCGGTGGTGGGCTTTAACGGCGATTACTACTACCGGCCGGCCTACATCCATGGCACCTGGTTGCCGTTTCAGGGTTGCGTCATGTTCATTGACCCTTCCGGCCGGGGCCTGGACGAGACCGCATACGCGATCGTGGCCCATCTCAATGGGAACTTGTTCCTGTTGGAATCCGGTGCGTTCCGGGACGGCTACACAGAGCCCGTTCTCCAGGGCCTAGCGGCGGCTGCAAAGCGCCAAAAGGTAAACCTGATCCTCCTGGAGGACCAGTTTGGCCAAGGCATGCTGGAGTCCTTGCTGAAGCCGTATCTGCAGGTGCAACATCCATGCACCATTGAAGCTGTCAGGTCCAATGTGCAGAAGGAGCGCCGCATCATTGCGGCATTGGAACCCGTCTTGAACCAGCACCGGCTCATTGTCAGCCGATCCGTCATCGAGGGGGACGCCAAGGCCCGTGAAGACGAAGCGGTTGAAAAGCGCCTGGCGTACCAGTTATTTCATCAGCTGACCCATTTGACGGGTGACCGTGGTTGCTTGGCCCACGATGACCGCCTCGACGCTTTGGCTGGTGCCGTCCAATACTGGAACGAGTCGTTGGCCATTGATGAAGACCGTGCGATCAGGGAGCGGCAATCGGAACTCTGGGACCTGGAGCTTCAGGCGTACCTGGGCGACCTGGAAGGGGCGCTGGACCGAACTCTTCTGGGCGGGAGCCTTACAGATCTTGCTGCAACCCCTGCGGCCATGGGTTGGATCAGGGCCAGGTCGTAAAAAACCCAACGCCCGGGCCTGGGTGATCCGGTTGCCGGGTTTCTTCATCAAGCGGAACGGCGCCATGGAGCCCGGATCCTTTCAGACTGTCGTCATGGCAGAGACAGAAGCCATGGCATGGGAAGTTGCCATGGCTTCAGATGTCTGGGAACGTATTCCGTGGGAAGTAAGCGATGTGCAAGTTTTCCCAAAGATCCCCTTGAGTCTTCCCGATGACCACCATTCGCCTTGCAAACGCAGCTAAGCACGATCAAGGCCTGCCACATCAGCTGGCGGCTTGGAATGCGCTTCAAGAAACCTTGACGGCCAAGCAGGTCAATGACTTTGCGGAGTTGTACCGAGCCGCTCCGCCCGCCAAGCAATCCTCGACGGATCGCTTGCTGTCGGTCAAGTGGCAGAGCCAGCTGGATAACAAGTCCGGCACTGGGTACCGGGAGTGCTTTAGCTCCAGCTGCGCCATGCTTGCCATGTTTTGGGGCAAGGTGGCGAACGACGACTCCTACAACGTCATCAGGGCCAAGTATGGTGACACCACCGATGCTCGCGCCCAACTTTGGGCCCTGCGTAGCCTGGGTCTTAGGGCTAATTTTTACGACGATGGCACCCCAGCCAAGCTAGAAGCTGAAATCAACGCTGGTTGTCCTGTTGCCGTGGGCTGGTTGCACCATGGGACAGCTTCAAATCCCAGCGGTGGTGGCCATTGGACTGTGATCACGGGGTACACGGCCACCCATTGGGTCCATAACGACCCAAATGGAGAGGCAGATCTGGTCAATGGTGGGTACACGCCCAACACCAATGGCGCTGGCAAGCTCTATAGCCGCAAAAACTGGAACCCTAGGTGGATGGTTGGTGGCTCAGGCGGCTGGTACCTCACTTGCGAGTTTTGACACCGGCCTGTGACAACGCAATGGCCAGGGCTTGGCGGGGATTCTTCACCACCGGGCCTTCTTTGCCGCTGTGCAAGCCACCGGACTTGTACTCCCGCATGACTTTGGACACTTTCTTGTCGGCCTTGCTCTTGCTTTTCATCGTTTTACCAGCGGGGTGAGGACGCCGGCCAGGATTTCGATGGCCCGGTACAGCTTGACCGCCATTCTGCTGTATTTGCCCAGGGCTTCGTTGTCCTTGGGGGTAGGTGTCAGGTTCACGATGGCCACCGCAGCGCCGTGGACGGCCACTGCAACAGCTGCGTACTCAGCGATCCGGCTCATGGGTTGGTCTGGAGATTGCTGGTCGTAGTTTGCCATCGTTGCGTCAAATTGTCTGTGGCTTCCCTGGCTAACCACTGCTTCACCATGGATTCTTGGTGCCAAGCGGTGTTCAAGAGCTCTGCTGTGGCCAGCAAGCCTGACCAGTCTTCGTCTTGATACAACTCCAGCAACGTGCGCTGGACTTGCTCTTCATTGAGCTCAGACCCAAGGCTCCGTTCGATTGGGTTCAATACTTGCGTTCGATGTTCCGGATGCGTTCCTCATGATCCTGCAGCATGACCTGCATTGCGCCCAGGATCGTGGTGGTCTTGGCTTCAAACCGACCCAGGCCCCCGGCGATCTTCCAGAGGGCTGAGACACCAGCCCCGCCAAGTCCCAGGACGGCGATAACGGTGGCTGGATCCATGGCTGGCGAATGTCGTCGATCCAGCCTAGCGGCCCGTGTCCATAGGGCCCCTTAGTTTGCAATCCTTAGGATGCGGTAACCGGCTCCCCCAGAATCGGCAGCACCCACCTCGACTCTTCTTATTCCCTGAAGAACGCCATAGGGGGCAGTCCCATCCCTAAAAGCAATTTCAAGGGACGTGTGGTTCATGCTTAAAGGAGTTGCAACCCCGTGCATCTGACTACCGTTGATAAAGATTCTTTCCGCCATGCCAAGGGTGTCAGTGCCGACCCTGTTATCAAGCCACCTAAATTGATGAGCAATTGCAACATAAGCGCCGGCGTTGTTCTTACCATTGACGTATGTATCGCATATCTGGGCATTGGTGACAGAAGCGTAGTCTGACCTGTTGGACTTTATTACTTGCTGGACAGGGGATAAGGCCGGATCAGGAGTAAAGTTTGCGATGGTTTCTTTTACCACGCCGCCGGTGGAGTCGCTGGTCCACCAATCAGCAGAAACGCTAACCCCGGTTGACGTCTTGTCTGTCACAAAATAATTCAAATCCCACCATCCTTGACCCTGCCAGGTAGCACCACTGATAATAATCTGACCAGTGGGCGCTGTAACGGCTTCTATGTAAACCGCAGTTCCTCTGCAGTTAAAGTAATTGTCCAATACGTTGACACCTTCTGCCTTGCCAGCAACCTTAACTGCCACCGGAGTTGAATCCAGCGTGATGCTTCCTGGATTGTTGACTGCTTCCAAAAATTGGTTGTTGGCTACAATTATGTCTCCAGTGCCTTGGAGGAAAAGAGCGGATGGGCGGCCGGCCCAGCTGGACAAGTTTGCGTTGAAGTCAGGAACATAGATAAAGTTATCGCATATGTTTATCTGGCGATGCTCTACAATATGGGCCCCGTAAAACATTGGTGCCAAGTGGCAGTTGGTAATGATGCCGCCAGGCTCAAACAATTGAGCCGCTGCGTTATAAACGTATGGGTCGCTGTGATAAATGTAAATAGCTTTGTATTGCCCGACAAGGGTGCAGCCATCTATTCTAAAATCTTCCATGTTGCCAGGTTCCATCTTTAGTTCAATGCCAGTCTTGAAAAAACCAGCAACATACGTACTAAAGAAAATCGGAGAGTAGCATGACTCCATGTAAATAGCTGACGCGCATCCGACCACTGTGTCTTTTGATTGGTCAATGGTCCCATTTATAAGTATATTGCTAATCTTGGCGTACCATTTGTTTTTAATCTCAATGCCTTTATTGAACATGCCAATCATGTTTGAGTTATTAGCTATCACTCCTTTGGCAAAGGGACCAATAAATACATTTTCAATAATGACGCTGTGTTGGGCCATCGCCCCCGGCAGCACGGTCGAGTCAACGTACAAGGCGGTGCCGTTGTTGACGGCTAGGCCTGCTGGCGTATAGGCCCCACCGTTGTAATTGGCGTATTTAAGGGGGCTCAGAAATGCAATGTCATGGACATGCCACAATTCGGTGTTGCCATTGGAGCTGAACTTGATGCAGCCAGTTGTGTTGACGGACGCGCCATTAAGGACAGCGCCATCTGTCTCTGTGTTTATGTTGTACGTTGCTCTTGCAATCAACCTTGATGTATGGGGACTGTCGCCAAACAAGGCAATGCCGACAGGGTCTCCATTGCTGTAGGTACCAATATCAAAATAAAACACAACCTGACTAGACAGGATGTAGTCTCCAGTCGGCACATAAACCGAGACGGCCTTTCTGTCGCTCTTGGATTTGCTAACGGCGTAATTAGCGCATGCTTGAAACGCGGCGTAGTCATCCGTAACGCCATCGCCAGTTGCCCCAAAGTCCTTGACGGATACAACGTCCTTGAGCCTGTTCTCGACAGTGCGCTGGATCGCGCCTGTGCCGGACTGGGTAAAGCCACCACCAAGGGTGGCTAGATCGCGTGGCTTTGTCATCGAAAAGCACCAAGGGTAGGGGTTGCTGGGCTGCCCTTAAGGGCAAAAAAAAGCTGGCAGGTCATTATGAGTTATGCTTTGCCAGAGATATAATAGCTGATTCGATGCGTTCTGCTTGCCATGTCTGGTGAAAGACCAGCTGCGTACTTTATATAAAAGCTAGAAGTGGTTGGAGGATTTGGATCACCACTTACCATGGCAACTGGAACAAAATACCCAAGTGCATCAGCAGTGCTGGTGCCAGATATTTGTACCTGGATCAATTCATTGACAGAACTAAACAACCCAGCTGGCAATGTGACTTGCGCGATGCGCGATGCGTTCGTGGTTACAATTTCCTGACCACGTAGCTCTGCATTCCCATAGCTATCGCAAGTTGCAAAATAGTTACTACCAATAAAACTGTTCACGTATGCTGTACTAAAGCAATTGGTAGCGCCGGCTTGGCGGGTAAAGATAGGGCCTTGGTTTGTGTAAGTAACCAAAAGGCTGCTTAATTCTTTGATATTTTGAGATTGAGAGCCAACATAAATGCCACCCGTAACATCGAGATTAGTTGTATCTTGGACGGTCCAGCGTGTCTGACTAACTATAGCGCCGCTGTTGACCATGCCGGAGCTGCCATTGGCAAAGTTAAACAAGTAACCCTTGGTGCCTGTATAGCCAGCAACTTGACCAACGGTATTATATACAACAATTTCAGTTCCGTTAATTTTTATGTTTTGACAATTAACAAATTTGGTGATGTCATAGTTAATCGTTTCACCAGTTGGGATATTTCCTTTTTCGCCGCCATTCATTAGCAACGTGCCGCCTGTGATGTCCAAGTTGCCAACGCCAGTAAAAGCGTAAGCGTTGCCGCTTAGCTCGGCATTGCAATTGATAAACTTAAAGGAAAGTGCATTTTGAAGAGGTTTTGAAATACTCCAAATGTTGTTGGTGTGGCTGCAGAAGTGATGCCCACCTGCCTCGACAGAATCAAAAACAATGCCTTCAAGGCCATGGGTTTCGTCCGCAGTAATGACTTCTTGTTGCTCTGAGTTTAAGTCAATAGCTTTAGTCCAGTAATTTAGCTCTAGTTTGAAAAACTTGGAATTATAGGCACCATCGACAGCCCCACTTGTGTTAGCAGCCTGAGAGGAGTACGTGCTTAGCGTAAGAGCAACACAATCGACTGGTGTTTGTTCGGCAAAGCTATTGCGTCCCAGCATGGACACATTGGACCAGTACACACCCGTAGGCCCATAGATTACTGCGCCTTTGTTCCATCCATTGCTGCCGTTGGCGTTCCATCCAGCAACAAGAATGTCATTCCACCGAGAAGTGTAAGGGCCGCTTCCTTCAAGAGCGACAACAAATGCTGTGCCACCTTTGGTGCTTGCGGTGCCGCCTGGCAACTGACCAGCCTTAACTGCAATGCCTTCAATGCTAATAGCTCTAGCGTAACCAGGAGTCAAGAACCCAGTCTGTGACCCAGGCGTTGCTGTGCCACCAGTAACTGTAAAAGTAAATACCGTTGAAGAAATAACAGCAATGGTTTTGGGGCCAAGAAAAGCCTTGGGCAGGCGCGAGACGGGGCCTTTGTTAAGTGGCAAAGAGACAGATCCGCTGGCAAGGTTATGTGGATATTGACAAGTAACAGTGCAAACAGTGCCAACAACAGCAACCGTGATTGGGTTGTAGTTGTGCTCAATTCCATTTGCGCCTGCCGTTTGTTGAACAATGGTTGAATGAAGCGAACCATCACCATAGATTTTAACAGCAGGACCAGCAACACCAATCCTAAGAGGAACGGTGATTAGATACGTTCCCGCTGGAATATAAATTGGGTAGCCAAAAGCCGAGCCATACGTAAATGCTGCCTGAAGAGCAGCAGTGTCGTCATTGGATGCGTTTCCTGCCGCCCCAAAATCTTTAACAGATACAACGTCTTTAAGTTTGGAACTTATAGTCCTTATCGCTGCGCCAGTGCCATTTTGAGTGAAATAAAGATTAGTGGCTTGATCGGTAATTCCACCAGCAACGTTGTTAACGCAATGAACTTCAACAACGTCGCCGACAAGTAAGGCGGGGGTGATGACAATAGACGTGCCGTTGTCTGCTGTGTAGTCAACACCTCGTTGCTGAAATGCACCGTTGATAAAAACGGATTCCCGGCTGGCCGAGTACGCAAGATTGCCGCCATCCGTGCCAAGGCCTGAAAACACCGTCTGGCCAGAAGTGGCGATCTTGCGCCAACGGGTTAAACCAGGGACGCCAAGCTCGCCGTAGCGGGAGTCAACGTAATCTTTGGTGACTGCGTCTTGAGCGCTAACCGGGTCGGCAACGTTGGTGATTCGCTGGCCACTGGCCGTCAGCAGGCCTGTTGCTGGGTCAACGGAGACTGTTTGCTTGCTGTAGTCGTCGAGCTCCTGTTCGATATACAGGTGCTGCAGATTGGCGGTATCCAAGTCAGCAGCGACCACAGTCGATCCATTGGCAAAATCCACCAAGACGTTGGCGGCAGGAGTGATGCGACGCACTTCAACTCGAACCCCAGCCCCAGGCGCTGTCGCCAGCTGCACGGTGGTGCTGTTGACGTACGTGTACGCCGTGTCCACGTAGGCCACGTAGACCTTGACGTGCTCCCGGCGGATGTATGGGAATCCAACCGCAAACTGAGTGGTCGATCCGTTGCCCGTGTAAACGTTGTAGGAATAAGCCATCAGCGGTTAGCGGGGGTGGGGGACCAAGGGGCGCCGGCCTGTGCGGGCTGTGGACTGTTGCCCATACCATACTGCCGGATAGCGTTGGCTTCTTGCTTGCGGCCTTCCGTTGCAGCTTCTTCAATTGCAATCGCTTTGCCTTTGATCGTGGATACCTTGTACTGCTCCTTGGCCAACTTCTTGTACGCCTGGATCTCGGCTTGAATTGCAGCTGCCCTAAGGCTGACATCGCGTGGGTTCGGAGCATCAAGGGGCCATGACTGGTACTGAGGGGACTGGATCAACTGGGTGACGGTTTGCTCAAAGGTGCGGCCATAGGGATCTTTGACCGTGGCAAAAGTCTCGACGTAGGTCTCCAGTTCAGATGGGATCAGTCGTGCATCCGGCCCGAAGTCAGTTGCGCTGGGACCCATGAAGCTGGTGCCGCGGCCAGAGAGCCGAGCCATCTCTTCGTGGACAGGGCCCAAGCTTTGGCGCACCTGCCGATACGCCGAGAGCGGTGACACTTGCATTGCGCCCTGAAGCCAAGGCATGTCGGCTGGGATGATTTCGCCCCCAAAAATCCCCGGTGTCAAGATTGGGAGACCATTAATGAAGTCCCGGCGGGCTGGCAAGTCTTGGGAGTACCCAGGCACCGCGTTGCGGATTTCGTCAAGCGTCTCCTGCCAAAACCCCCAAAGGCCTCCTGCATCACTGGGGTCCACGGTGCGAGCAACGGGGTCCACCTCCCGTCTGGCGGCTCGCAAAGCGCTGCTGTACGGCACCATGCTGGCTGCAATGCGCTCTAGGAATCGTGCCAATGGATCGCGCTGGCCTGGGCCGACCAGGATCTTGCTGGGGTTAAACGCAGCCTCGTAGATCTCGTTGATACCTTGAAAATAGGTCTTGCTCAGGACGCCGCTGGTGGTCATTCGGGCCAGGGTCGCCCCCAAGGCACTCCCCAGCCTGTTGCGTTGGTCGCTTGAGATGTTGTTAGCAAGGTCGTTGTAGTCACCGATGGCCCCAAGGAGCGTGGTAAACGGCTCCCCTGTTGGTATTGACGTAGCAGCAGACCACCTGCCAGCGACTTC